TCACGGGTATCCAGGACCAATGGCTTACTGGGGAACCCGAGTTTTCATATTTCCTGATGAATTTTAGAAGACATACTAAATTTTCAATTGAATCTATCGAAACACCTTTTGATGGTGATGTTGATTACGATGCAACTGTAGAGTGTCGTATACCCAAAAACAAGGGTGACCTTATCCGAAGTACAATGCTTAAATTTACTTTACCTAAACCAACAACATCTGATAAATCATTTAATGTAACGTTTCAATCGACTGGTTCGGGAAATAAATACTTTATAGATGGTGTCCAACAGGCAACATTGACTTTATACGAAGGTACGACGTATACCTTCAACAATTTAAGTCACGTAGATGGTCATCCGTTTAGGTTTTCCACAACGGCACCTAGTACTTCTGATTACACAGATGATAGTGTTACTGGTCTGGGTACATCTACAGTTACATTTGTTGTACCAGTGGGTGCACCATCAACTTTATACTATTACTGTGCTTCACACACCGGTATGGGTGGTCAGATAAACGTGAAAACGCTTCGATACCGTGAATCTATAGGTGCACAATTAATAGACCATGCTGATCTCATTATTGGTGGTCAAACCATAGAGAGAATAACGGGTGATTATATTTACATGTATGACCAAATACACAGTAATAAAGATGATATTGATCAAACCCTCTATTTCCTAACGGGACACGGTAATTACATAGACGTGACGTACGATTGGGATTATAGTGTATTCTTACCCTTTTATTTCTTTAGAAACCCGAGTTTAGCTATACCTGTATGTGCCTTAACAAAACAACTGGTAGAAATACGTATAAAGTTTAAAAAAGTTGAAGACGTCACATTATCATACACGAGAACAGGTGGTGGTGTATCTGATCCACCGTCGAGTGTTTTGTCTTCGATTAAAAAGGTTTCACTTGTAACAGATTTCTTTTTTATTACAGAACATGAAAAGAATTTCTTACTTACACGCCCTGTAGAATACGTTATAACTCAACTCCAATTGTCTCAATTCAAGTTTAAAGCGGGTGAATCTAAAAAATCTGGTATGCTTAATTTTAAAAACCCGGTCAAGGAAATGTTTTTTATAGCTGTTAGTGATGACGTATACAAATACGAACCAATAAAACAAGTTACCATGAAATTTAATAATAACATAATCATAGATGCAGATAATTTAATGCTCAGTTACGAACAACCATTAAAGTATTATACGGGGGTAACGAGTAATAACTTTGGTGTCTATAGTTTCTCGTTGAAACCGGAAACGTATTACCCTACCGGTCAAGTCAATATGAGTAGAATAGCCCACAATTTGATAGATATTGAACTTGATTCACCAGACGCGAGTTTCGCACACAAAGTTTACGTATACGCTGTAAACTATAACGTTTTACGTATAAGCAGCGGACTTGGGGGTTTAAAATTTTAGTCAGTTATACTAGTAATGGCTGGTCGTGTTCAATTAGAAACATCTGGCCCACAGGACGCTTTTTTTACAGACGACCCCGAATATACATATTTCATAAAGAATTTTCAAAAACATACCAATTTTGCACCATTCTTTGTTGATTTAGACGTTCAAGGTGAAGTAGAATTTGGAAACACTATTCGGTGTACCATACCACAAAACCAAGGTGATCTCCTTAAAACTGTAAGTATGAAAGTTGAATTATCTAGTATACAACAGAATTTAGTAGATGGTATCGAAGGTATAGGATACGTTGAGTCTATAGGTCATGCCATGATTGAGTATGTTGAAATTCTGATAGGTGGTCAGGTTATTCAGCGTATACCAAGTGATTTCTTAGCTATATATTCAGATAATTACGTTACACAAACAAAACAACATAACCTGGCGAAACTTATTGGTAAACCACCTTTAGAACTTTCAGGTACGAATGTAAGACAACGTAAAATTGCAGGGTATCTAGGTTTAGCAACTTCTGATACTAAATATTTTGTTGATATACCATTTTATTTTTATAATAATCCCGAACTCGCTGTACCACTTTGTGCCATAACAGGTCAGGAAATAGAAATTGTTATAAAACTTAGAGATCTAAAAGATTGTGTTTGGGGGTACGATACAACCCACGCTGCAAATAGTAATTCAATTTTTTATTTAAGTGATTACATACAAACAAAAGGACTTATAAAAAGTTTAAAATTAACAACTGAAATGGTTTCTCTAGATGAAGAAGAAAAACAGATGTTATTAAGTAAAAAAATAGATTATATAATCACACAAATACAAGAGAGTAAATCTATAATACCACAGGATTCAAATGCGAACTCTATGGTTGATGTTAAACATAAACTTAAATTTAAAAACCCCGTAAAAGAACTTTTTTTTATAATTCAAAGACTTATAAAGGTAGATCTTTATTCAGTGAACCCTGTGCCTATATTTGTTACCAATTTTGATTATGATTCAGACTACCAATTGTATAACGGTGAATATGTAAATTACGAACATTTACAAAACCTTGAATTACAATTAGACGATTCCGTTATTTTAGACAGAGTTACAGGTAATGTCATAAACTTACGCGCAATACAGAGTGGTATACATCATTCAAGAACACAATTATTTAGAAGATACTATTCGTATAGTTTTGCACTTGAACCGGAACGGTGGTATCCAACGGGACAAAGAAATTTTAGTTTAATTAAAGAACAGGATTTAAAACTCAAGATATTACCAGACATCTCTGCTAAAAGAGAACTTAGAGTTTTAGGCCTAAGTTATAACATACTCCGTGTAGAAAACGGAATTGCTAAAACACTGTTTAATTTATAATGAATCAACAAGAAAAAGACGCAACCGAAAACTTAATTGAGCAGGTCCAGGACTCTGCTATTAACATTATCCAACCCGTACTCGAAAGAACTATGGTTCTCGCAGCCGAATACGCTACGGCGTGTGGTCGAGATATGGTACTTGGTGAAGATATGGAATATGCCATGAAATATTGTGCCATGAACGAAGTTGGTAAGAAAATGGGAACACAATTTCCGGAAATATATGAAGAATCTTCCGATGAAGAAGACCAGGAAGAAGACATCGAGTTTGAAGATGAAGAGATTCCTTTTACACGATATACAGGACGTGAATATAAATTCGTTAAAATGAATATGGCGTACGATAATTGGGATGCATGGGAACCAAAAAATCCGTCGGAATCGATGTTAAAAAATGCTATAGATAGTAATGAACACATCGGAACCAACGGGGTATGTGACGACTTCTGAATATTTTAGATTACGTGATGATGATTCCGATTCCGAATCCGATTCTGATACAGAAACAGATTCGGAATCCGATTCAGGTATAGATTCTATAAATGTCGGAATGTTAAGAGGGTATATGAAACCCAAATGTTATAAAAAAATTTTAATTGAAGAGGAACTACTCCCTGATTAAAATCTCAGGATACTATATATAAAATGTCTACTGCTGCTGAAACTGTTACGCTCGTCGCTCGTGAACTCGAGTCCCAATCCCTCAACGCCGTCGTTGCTGGATTCTCCTTCGCCGCCGCCCTCTCGTGGATGGACTTGGTTAGATGGACTGTCAACCAAGTTGTTAAGGTCAACAAGAACGGTGGTATGAACTACACGCTCACGGCCTTGTTCACAACACTCTTGTCCATCTTGGTCTACGTCGGTATCTCTCGTGTTTCCACTCGTGTGCAAAAGCCAGCCCAACCACTCTTCGCGGTTACTCGATAAGTTTAGGCTTACGCATAACCAATAATAAAAATAAACCGGTTGCGACTACCATAAATATAGATATAAACGCATCCCATCTACGCGGATCCTCCATTTCGGGGATACTCATAGGTGGTGGAAGAGAAAAGTCTCGTTCCACTTTAGCAATATTCTCAAGTTTATTAGTAGAACACGTCACTGCGAGTTTAAGTATATGGTTCGCATTTCTAAAATCGTATGGTATCAATCGATTATTACTACTATAATAAAACTGAACACGTAAACTTGATATCGTTTTTTGTGATCCAGAATCAAAATTGTGTTCAACTGTATCGTCAACACCCGAAAAGTTAATCACATCCCCACATAGAAGTATACGCCCTGTATAAAAGGGGGTTTCAGAAAATACAGTTTTGTTAAATTCGTCTGAACCACTACTCAATTTAACTATAATTGCATCAGCGCCCTGTAAATTAATACTCCCAGTTTCTAATGAACTCGAAGTTGATGATACATTTGAAGCAGGTAAACCTAAAACATCGTGTGGCGTGGTGTACCCATTTGTACCAGATGTATAACCATTCGTACCAGTATAAAACAAAAATGTAAAATCACCCGACCCTGTAAACGTTATAGCATTTGTATCTTTATCAAAAGTTGCACCTGTAATTATGTCACAGTTGGTATTAATCGCCGCGGCTAATTCTTCTCCGCTATAGTTTCCAATTGGTATAGTTACCGTTTGAGTACTACCACCGTTTGTCAAAACATCAAATTGATTGTTCCTGGAGTGTATGAGGTATTGACTATTATGAATACGTGCTGATATAAGTGATATTTTAGTCACGTCGTAAATAGGGTTTTTTAAGTGGACAACATAATCACTTGGATTTGAATATAAAACTGGGTCTCGTTCACCACTGTCTATATCTAAGGTGTGTACCTTCATTAAAATATAGGAGCATTATTTTAATGAGTGTAAATCTCATAATTTTTAATTATTTAAGAAAGACTATGAACTAATGGGTTACTTGAAAGTTGTCGTCTCGCCGTATCCAAACTCATATTTGTAGCATTTGGATTTTCGTGACCTTTATAAGCATTGAATTTATGATAATCATTATTTCTATATTGTTGTGTCCAAGCACCATTTGCGGAATTTACTCTACCGTCAATTCTCGTTGTATCGGAACGAACACTTGTGACCATACCCCCTTGGTTAAGTGCATCTGCACGAACGTTCATCCGCCCTGGACCCGCGGCTCTATTTGGTTTACCGCGACGATCCTCTGGTCTTAAACCATATTTCGTAAGTTCTTCGGCTGTATATGCGGAACCGTATGTTCTCTTTTCACCGATCTTAGTTGCTGGGGTGTTCAAGTATCCACCTACAAAACTCGATATACCTGGGGCTGGTTGATTGTTGTATTGATATTGTTCTATAGCACCATCGGCTTTGTTTCGTGTTGGTTCCTGAGCACGTGTAAGTGCGGAAACGGTTCTCTTCGCAGATGCATAATTTAATGTATCAGTTCTCAAACCGGTTTCTGATCTATTTGTTGTTTTCTTTGTACGTTCGTGTTCCGCTCTTGGCGTTCTACCAGTCATGCCCTGTGCTCTGCCTGCAACTGGAGGAAGACGACCATGTAAAAAGGCTGTCTTTTCTGGTCTATTGTGTGCAACTTCACCGACAATACCACGTCTACCACCCTTAGAATCAAAGGCTGGACCCGACCTACCAGGTAAAGTCGTTAAGCGATACGCACCAACATTATCTGGGTTAACACGAAACAATTGTTGATGACCCCCAAACGCAGGAACTTCTGCTCCAACACCCAAGCCTGGTCCGACGAGTTGTTTTTCAATTGGTGAAAGATTATTCATTCGCCCTGCGTCATACATACGATTTCTCATAGACAAAACTTCGCCCCCCGATGATCGTTGTTGTGGTGCAATTTCAGCGAATGACCCCATTTCTTGTTTCGAATTATATGATGGTTCTACTAATGGTGATAAAGGTCCCAAATAATCAGATTGTATAGAGACATCTCTATCCGAAAATTCTGAAACGATTTCAGGTTCTATTTCATTACCTTCCATTGCTATTGTATATTTTTCGTCTGGTTGACTTAATTTTCTACCGGCATAAACTAAGCCGGCTATAGCCATTATAGATATAGGATCAGCCATTCTTATTTCTTAGCGAGATTTTTATTGAGGTATCTTTGCTGAAACAATCCATTTTGCATTTCAGCTCTGGTACTCGATGGTTCGTAGGTTTGTGTTCTAAGTGGTAATTTACACTCAACATTTTGGAGTGGGTGGAAGTTTCTTTCGTAAGTCTTCGCTAAAACCTTGTTGAAACGAGATGTACTTTGTGGTCTGAGTTCATCAGATGTATTAATAAATTGTGCTGGTGAACCTTTACCCGCCATGTATGGTGAAGTACCATATAACATGGTATTTGGTCTACCTGACCCATAGTTAAGGGTACTGGGCTGAGGATATACAAAAACTTCTTCGGTCGCACAAACGGTGGGAACCGCGTGATCTTGAACCATTTTCATTCCTGGTTGGAGTTGATACGCCATTTATTATTACAAAAGATTTTGTTTATGGAAATCGAGTATCTACTACTTTATTATTAAATTGTTTAAAATTAAGGTCCTAATCCAGAGCCTCTGTGCATACCACTTCTCTTATCCCCGTTTGGATCGAGACCCGAAAACGCCTCAAGTTGAACACCTCTCGCGTCTGGGTTACACAATGTTGGATCTTGGCGACACGTATTACCTCTGTTACCGTGGATAAATTCATAATATGGTGTACTACCGATGGATGTGTCTGGCATACTTACAAATTGTCTTGATAATGCATTTCTTTGGTATTCGGGCATAGCCGAACGCGAACGGGCTGGACCATATGGGACGCCACCTGTAAGGAATTTGTTTACTGATGTTTTTACTGTTGGGTAATGACACGCCTGTGGTCTATCTGGTCTATCTGTATAATCCGACATGAGAACATTTCCCATGGGGTTATCATTTGTTGGTATAGAACATGATTTATCTACACTATTGTATACATTTGTTGGTCGTATAACACCCTCCTTCACCATATTAGATTTTTCCATTATATAAAGAACACCGAGTGCAGTTGCACCCAAAACGAATATACGTGGATCTCGTCTTATGAGATAAATTATACATGTCGCATAAATAATAAAACGAGCTGATGCGTTAACACGGTCTGCTGAAGATTGCGTCTTCGACGGCCAAAATTCATGAACTTTTTCTACTCGAACCAATTGTTTTGGATCTTCAAACCAAGATGTCATTTATATATAGTGAGTTTATTTTTTCATCATACCACCCAACATACCCTGCATGGTTTTCATCAACGCAGCTTCGTCAAGTTCACTTCCATCTTCACCCATTTTATCTGCACACTGCTTTGCAACTGTCTCAATCATGGAAAGTGTGTCTTCTGGGATAGAACTAATGGTTGTACCGAGCATGTAGAGCGTCTGAACATATTGCCAAATTGCACCTTTTGTATTCTCGGAAGCAGTTCCCCAATGTTTTTCGAGGTTTACACCTTTCATAAAATCTAAATTCTTAGATTCTTCAATGAAAAATGATTCGTCTTTGGACGAAATCTTATCGGCATACGGAGCAACGCCCTGCATAAACCCATCTACAACTAAACGTGGGTTGGAAGCTTTCATTAAATCGAAAGCCGATAAACATTTTTTCAAGCCTTTTTCTTCTGGAAATGTCTTGTGTAATTCCACAAGAAATTGACCCATCATATCATTGAATGCGGTCACGGAAGTCATATTATATTGTAAATACGTATATTATCTTTAAGTCAGAAAATTAAAATGGTTCCGTTGATATGGTCTCTTTCTTACCTAATCCGTTAGTAACAATAAAAAATACTAAAATTGCTATAAGTGCAGCTGGTTTCATGTACGCACTCACTGGAAGCTTACCTTCGTTGTTAATCTTTGCTTTAAAGTGTATGTATCCTGCGGTTATAAAACCGGCGATTATTCCGGCCCACGCGGGGTCTCTTAAATAGTCTTCAAACTCCATTTAATAGTACCCAACTTTTTTTGCACGGGTCTCTG